TCTTCACGCTGAACCAGTGGCCTTGTTCATCTGTTCTAATCAATTTAGCTTTCCCAATCGCTGTTGGATTAGGATTAGGCTTACCGGATGGTAAATCACCATGATAATAGATTACAGGGCGTTCATCGCCAATATCCATCATTATGTCAGTGTTCTTGGTAAAGTACTCACCTTGAGCGTCCTTTCCTCCTAGGTGTCCTCCGAAGGGAACACCTAAGACTTCAAACTCCCATCCATCCGCTGTTTTTTTTGGTATGATGTTCTGTAATGTTCTCATTTCATCCTCGCTTTGAACGCTTTTATAATCTTTTGTGTAATTCCTTTCGCTAACTTGAATCCTTCCTCGTTCAATCGCTTCCATCCGCGTTTAGCATGTACTCTGTTCTGTAAACGCTTACTCCCTTGTACTGCTGCGGAATAAGGCGCGTCATTCCAGACTTCACCCCTGATATGCCCGCCTTTGAATAATTTTGTATGCCATCCGTCTTTAAGCGGGTATGATGTTAGCTTCCCACCAACAGAACCATCAGCCCTGTTATACTTAGTTCCCCATCCTCTTTCGTACCATCTTCCTTTGTCGTTGGCTACGTTAGCAGAACTTGTGGGTGGGTACTTACCAGCTACTTGAACTAGCTTCTTTGTTCCATACTCTAACCCAACAATCAGCGCAGCCTTCGCATCAGCCCGATGTAGCATTTTTGTGGCTTTGTCAAGCCCCTGTACCTTTACGCTGAAATCAGCCAATCCCAGTCTCCAATGTTTCAATCTCAACATCACAATCACAGTTAGGATGTAGGGGAGGGTAGTCAGTCCAACCTACGCCTCTTACTGTTCCTTCTAACGCTTCACAATCAGGACAAACATTAGTATTCATCGCAATGCGCCAGATTTCAACTATCTTGTAGCCTTGTGACTTCATCGCTTGTGCTAAATCTTCAGTTGCGTTATTCCTCGCTCTGGTTGCTTCTGTTCTCGCAATCATCCTCGCTCTGGCTTCACTCATTGCCGGAGGCTTACCATCAAACGGAGATGATAACAATTCTACGAACTCAGCCCTACCGAAGCCTGGAACTGTCAAATGCGCTTCCATGCCAGCATTTACCAATTCTTTGATACTTGGGTCAATAACGCCTTTCAATCCTATTGACGATTCAATCGCGCTTCTCCAGGCTGAACCTTCTAAATAAGTCGCCATTGCCTGCGCGTCAGCTCCAGCGGGTATTCCAATCTCTATCAGCTCGTGCATCGCCGAGTTGCTTTGTACATCGTATAAGTCGAATCTAATGATTTCTTCTGGAATTGTGAATAAGCCTTGGTTCATCTTATTGACAACAGTCGCCATTCCCCCATATCCGTACACACCAAGCATTTCCTTCTCAAGAGTAGAGAGATATTCTACATACCGCCCTTCTAATGTGCTTTCGTAAAACGCGAACTCTAACTGACGGTATTCTTGTAACTGTTCATTCGCTAACCTGTCTCTGTATGAGATAGGCTGTGCAAGGGCATTAGTACCCAACACTGAGTCATTATTCCGCAAACTGTTGAGTAGTGACTCCCTTCGCTCTTCTGCATTAAAGATATCACCTATTTCTGGCATTATTCAAACTCATCAAATACAGCGTGAACATCATCAACCAGCGTCAATCCATCTAATTTCGCCTTTATCGCTGAAATCGTACCGTCAGGCACGTTCACCGTATTAAAGTCACATTTCGGGTTTCTCCCGTCTTTACACCTGTTCACCGCTTTACGGCGGTATTTCCGCAACGCTAACATAGACTTGTTGTTATCTCTATCCTGCGGTTGCCTATTGTCGTTAGAATTGCCCTCCTGCCCTGTTTGCCCCATCACGGGCATTTGTGGCAACGGTTCAGGAACGTCTTGTTCAGTGAAGCCCATTTCGATAGCAGCGACTTCTGGTTTGATAACTCGTCTTTCTACTAGCAAACTGATCCATTCTGCCCTTACTGCGGTGTCTTCTTGAAGAACGTCCACCTTCTCGTGTTCAAACCTGAAAAATCGTGGAGTATCGCCCTCACTCATTAACTCAGCGTTTATAACGCCTTGGAGGTATCTGTCTCTGGGAACTATGGTTTCGGTGTATAATGACTTTCTTCCGATGTCAGCGGTTGCGAAGTTGGCTGCCTCGTGTGCGCCCGCTATTGTAGCAGGGACTCCGAAGGCTGAACAAATTGATTTCCTGGACTCTGTGCGTATTTCTACGAGTGCTAAGTCTTTTAGCGGGTAGCCTAGTGGACTTGGCTTAAATCCATGAGACATGAACGCGGCCTGCCCTCGCTTGCCCCTGCCCTTAAACTCACGCCTCCATGATCCAGCCATCCTTTGAAGCTCTGGTTCTTGAACATCTTCCGGCGTAGTCATTACAATCGCAGGCATAGCGTTATTCCTGAAAAAGTCATTCAGGTGTGAGTTAGCCTCAATTTCAATCTGGACACTCGCTAAACAAGATTGAAGCGGTGAAATGCTCCCAACGTCATTGTCTGGGTCATAATCTCTAAAATATAGGATATTCTCTTTTTCGTAGATAATTTGCTTATTTGGTAATGATTGCCTATATGCGCCAACCTGGTCGTCTGATAATACTTCCATCGTGGACGGGTTCAATCGTTTCAATAAAAGAACATCACCATCAATAGGCTGTACCATCTCGCCATCAATTTCTACTGCCTTCCGCACTTTCCAGATGAATGCTTTGCCAAATATATCTAAATCTTTGGAAATCTTAGCGATAAAGTCATTCCAGTTATCTTCCGGGTTGACTTCACGCAATAACTCAACGAATTGGTCATCAGCACCTAATGGCTCGACTGTCTCGCCCTCTTCTGCTGTATCTGGGTCTTTTGGGTATATATTCCACTCAATACCAGCAATCGCCTTCGCTTTGATGTCTACACATCTATAAACCCAGGGAGACTTGCTATAATATGACTGAAGGGTTATTCTTTCCTTTCCTAACAGCCATTGAGACACGTTGATTGCTTTCTTCTCACCACCCTGTTCTTCGATTACTTCTAAGTCTGGACTCCCCTCGGCAACGGCAATCATGGCTTTGCTGCCGTGTTGTTCCAAATAGTCCTCGGCTTTTTTTAATTCAATGGTTTTATCAAATAACGCTTTTCGCTCACCGTAGTTGAAGAACTCGTGGAACTTGCTCTTATACTCCCAATGCGAGAAGTGCGGGCTATCTTCCGGTCTGTAGTCCTCTGGTAATTGGTTCATGTCCCTCCTAAAAAGTGTACCCGAAGTAATCTATCGCCCACTTATACTTTTCCGCGATAATGTTCTTAGTCTCATCGTTATAGTAATCGCGGTAATGTGTGTGATTTGTGCTGTTCAGGCGCGGTAAGGCTTTCTTTATTCCTAGCCTGTATTGAATAACTCCCCACGCCAATCTTAGTTCTTCGTACCTATATATCTTGTCTACTACCAGTTTACCGTCAACGTGGACAAAATCGTAGAAATTCCTTATACCACCCATACTCCGTGCTTTTGTGTTCGGATAAATCAAATCAGTGCATGTGTCTACGTTGCAAAACATAACAAATGGAAGATATTTGTTTATACGTGATGGAGAACTCATGTAATTAGTGTATTGCGATAAGGTTCTGTCCCAAGGATTACGAATAAAGCAAAAGGTGAAGTAATCATCCAGGTTCACCATTTCCGCTATAAACTTCCAGGGTACGTGAGTAGGATGTGGGAAATCAGAACTAGTAGGCGTTTCTCCATAATTAGAGAGTATGCTATGGATTGAAGTGCCGCCAGTACGCGGTACATGTGAGAATATAAACTTATCTGATATAATCATGCAAATGTAATCAGCGGCGTAGCTTTGTTGGCCTCTCGCACCATTAAGGCTCTGGCTATTACTGTGTCATCATTCACGCCAGCGGGCGAATTATATACAGGATGTCCGTGCCTACCGTATTCTACCTCGTATGCTTCTAACTCAGTCTTTCCAATAGAGTCAGGTAAGAACTGCCAGACCTTATTCTCAATCGCTAATTGTAATCCTTCTATAAGCGGAGGTTTACTTCCTGCTGTTGTCGCAAAGCCCTCAACTGGTAGCCCTTCTCTGTACATTTCCTCGATGTTAGGCTGTCCCATGCTATTTGATTCAGCGAGAATCTTTGCAAACTTCCATCTACCATGCCAGCCCCGTATTCTGTCTCTTTGGTAACGATATTCTCTATTACGACTTCTATAAAGTACAAGTTCTTCATGACAGGTAGCGCATCCTATTGAAACTGCTGTAAAATCATTTGACTGACCCCAGTCCACGCCTGCGACAATTCTATGCCCATTATGTTCAGAAGGAACTGAACCAGCAGGAGCGTTAAGACAAGCCTCGATATTCCGAAAAACCATCCCATCAGACTCAAGGAACTCCGCGAGTATCTCCTGTTTGTAGGCATCCTCTGTCATGTCCTCGATTATCTCATCTAATGCCTCTTTGCTCAGATGATGATTGTCAAATGACGTAGCATGGAAAGCGTGCCATCTGTCTGATGTCTGTGCTTTTAGATAAGCATGGTAGAAATGATTTCTGCGTTTAGGGGTTGAGATGAACCAGGCGTCACCATCATTATCTAATAACATCGGTGCGCCAACTAATGTCCAGGCGTCCTGCTTCATCATTGCGTATTCTTCTAAGACAAGGAAGTCCGCATAGTCTCCTCGTAATGTATCAGCATCCCATGCCGTCTTTGCTCTAATCATCCCGCCATTAGGAAGTTTGACCTCGTGGCGCTGCTCATGCTTGTAGATGATATTAGCATCTATTCCTTCCTGAAAGATTCTTTTTACCTCATCCCAGAAGAATAGTATCTGATCCAGCGTTGGAGCAGCGAATAATACCCGTTTCCCACGTAATGCCCTCTCTGCTGCTTCGTAGGCTGCTAATGTTGTTTTACCAGCGCGCCTTCCACTATTGATTACCTTCCTCTTCGCTGGATGACTCTGTATCTCTAGCTGCTTGTCCGTCAACAGTCTTTGGTGTATCTTTATCTCCATATATCACTTTGAAGGTAAGCTCACCCTCGTGTTTGTCTATTGCTAATCCATGTACTTTGATGACGTTCTCTAATGCACGTAGACGGACAGACTCAGCCTTAGCCTCTCTAGCCGTCTTGCCTAGCAGCTCTAATGCCTCATCCTTCCCCATTGCTCTCATACCCATCTGTATCTTAAGGTATGCCTTGACTTCAGGGCGTTGTAGTATTTTGTTAGCCGTTATACGTGCGTATTTGGCAGAATATCCCGCTCGGACTGCTGCTTGTTGTCCATTTTGGTCAATTAACCACTCATCAGCGAACGTTCTATGCTTTGGTCGCATTACATACCCCTAGTGGAG